GTGAAATAGTGCTTATGTACTAAGTTCTTCCCTTTAGAGGGAATGAGCCCACAACTTCTTGTGATCCTGAGCCAATTGAAGATAAAAGATCTTGTAGCTCGAAAAAGGATATCGTCACCATTAATATATGGTGGTGACGTTGTTATGGGTGGACTCATACAGGCTGTTAATTCAGCTGTATATTCATGTACGAATAAATTAATGACATTCAGAATGGGAAAGCTCAATAAGCTGCCCATGAGCTGTCCATTAGTCGTAATAAAATCATCGACTAGGACCTCATAGAGTTGTTGTTTAATAGCCTCGTACACAGGAATCTGCGAAACGATAGCCTCAATAACATCACGATGGATATTATCGGTTGCAGCATCAAAGTCGCCAGAACAAAATAGGCCTAAATGGTCTAAAAGTCCTTTGACTGAGCTAGGAATGTCTTCTCCGTTTTTTGTAAGAGTGAAAGCCTCATGTTTTTGTATAAAAGCTAGTAAAGCTTCTTGAACGTCTTTAAATAAGAACGATTCATGATTCATACAAGTTATAGTACGAATTTTCATGGGCTCATCTAACTGCTTTGAACGCCCTGCGGGGTTAAAGAGGAGAGGTATCGGCAAATTGGTTGCACGTACATGGTGACTTAGTTGTTGAAGAGTTTCATACTTCTTCATGGAGGGGATATTATATCGCTCCTTAATGTAGTTGACGTGAGACGAACCTTCTAAGCACGCTTTGTGCGTTGTTCGAAATCTAAGGGTTGGATGTACAAATGTTGAAAAGAATGTTTTTGACTTTTCTTTCAATCTCATAAGGATTAATTCAGGAGTTTTCATACTCTGCAGAAGTCGTCCTTTAAATGAGAGATAGTCAAGAGCTTTAGTTGAGGCAGGTAGGGGTGAATCAACACCACGCTTCGCTTGCCATAATTAAAAAGCATTTTTGAATTTCATACATTTATGTCCAAGATAACGTTTAGTAGCTGGATTAAAAAACCAGTCTAGTGCGTTGTAGCTGGGGGGAGGAGAAATCTTCTCGGACTCTACCGCAAAGCGTTGAATGTACTTGGATGTATGATATTTGTAACATTGTACAAGCTCTATGTCGCTGAGCTTAGCCAACCGGGGTTCTAGGGACGCAGGATAGTTGTGTTGCTTCGCGCCTAAAAGGCGATAGGTGATACGTAGGCTCTCTAACAACGAGCGTACAAAACTATTCTGGTTCTTGTTCCCATGAACCTGAGGGGTGTGTGACTTTTGGTTATCACTGACCATTGTGCTACTACCCTTTAAACCTTTCAGACAAGGCCGGGACTTAAACCCGGACGTTAATTGGTTGTGCTTCATTCTTAGGGTAGTAATGCCATGAGAACCTAGAACACACTTTTAATAAGTCTGTGCTCGTACGATTCCCAACGGACGCAATGTACAAAAATTGCGCCCCTC